TGGTCATCGCCTTTGTGTTTTACAAGATTAGCACCATCATTATAAGACAATGAAACACGAACACGATTAGAATCTATAACTTCTTCAATTTTTGCTACATAATCTCTCTTTGATATTTTTGAATTAGCGGCCTGTGAGGTTGTTATTTGTTCTGTTGGACTGATTGGTTTTCCACCACCACCAACACCACCAACGTTCGCTCTTGCACGAATATTTTCTCTGGCTTGTCCAGGTATATTTAAATCTTCATTTATAAAAGATTCTTCTATCTCTATGTCATTAAATGCTTTTGCCATTATCTTCTATCGTATGCCCTATCTTGTAATGCTTGGTCTGCATAAAACTTTTCTAATTCAGTTGAGTCATCACTATTTAATATTTCTATGAGTTCCTCGTTGGTAAATGTAGGAACTTCGTTGTCTAATTCATAAGCATCTATAAAGTCAAATTCATTATCACTATCGTTATCAGGTAAGTCAGAATTATCTGAATCTTCAAATCCTGTAACTTTATACAAATCTGGTATAATTAATTCTCCACCAACCATATTTTGTGTGAATCCTCTTTCGTTAGGGTTTATTTCAAACTCTAAAATGTATGGTTCTTTTGAATCAAACTTGATTGTTCCTTGTGGTTGATATTCAATCAATTGACCCATTTCATTTAAATCGTTTTTATATTCTGCATTTTTTATTTGTGGGTCTAATTCTAAAATCATTTCAGTTTTATCTGGTGATATTTCAGAACCAATGTAATTTAATTCTCTTGGATAAACTTCTACTCTCGTTGGATTGTCTTTATCTTCACCGATAAATGTAAAAAATCTTATCTCACCATTTACCTCTTTTTGTTCTATCTTCCTATCATAAATTTTACCATTATCATCTACATATACAATACTTTCTCTACCGGCTAATCTTCTTAAAAATTTATATTCAACATCAAACTCACCTTCAGTATATCCACAATCTCTAAGATGTTGACCTATTTTTAAATCAATAAATTCTCCGTCATTGTTAATACTAATATTATCTAATCCTAATATTTTTTCTTTTAGTAAAGTTCCGTTTAAGTCATAGACGCATAGTTTTATAAAGTCGTTTTGTGTATCCCTACCAAAACTACTATAAACTCTTTTTAGAGATTCATAATTTTGTATTTCTTTTTGTGTAAATCCGTAATCAGCCATTAGATATCTTGAACATATGGGAAACCAAGTTTCAACCATATCTCTTGTCCTTTTCTTGTTCTGTATAAGTGATTTTCAATCACATCATCATATCTGAATTTTTTTAAATCTTTTTTCATTTCAAAGTATCTTTTTCTTGGAAAAGGATTACTTACTTCTCTTGAAGGATTTAATCTAAATGATTCCCAACCATCTGCGTTCTGTCCCTGCGTTCTACTTCTCTCCCCTCTAAAAAATTCTAATATTTTTGAGTGTAGTAATTTTGTTGACATATTTGGGTCAAACTCTTCTGAATTTAGTTCATTAATAAATTGAATCAAGAAATCCCTATTCGTCATTTGAAACTCTACTTCTTCATCAGAAACTTCTTCTGTTGTTTCTTCACTATCATCTGATTCTGTTTGTGGTATGAAAAATGTAAATTCATTTTCAACTTTCTTGTTGTAAAATCTTTGTGTGTTGTGTAAACGAACATCAGAAAATGATTCTTCTAATGCGATACCTGCTTCTTCAGATTCAAAAGATACTAAAACTCCATTATTATCTCTTAATGGTGTATTGGCGTCGATAGAGCCAGATATATTTTGATTGTTTTTTAATGCCTCTATTTTGTTTGACAATTCTAATCTATCTGAATTTATGATATTACTATATAATTCAGATTTTTTTTCTGCGTCTGAAGGTAAATATGGCATTATCTTACCACTCTAAAATCATAGTTATCATCATAGAAATTTATTTGTTCATCTGTTGTTCCACTACCACTAACAACCTTAAATGCGAATCTGTAATTTCTCTCTGCTTGTAGTCCGTTCATTTGAACTCTGAAAAAATTACCTGTTGAATCACAACTAATTCTTGAACCACTACCATAAGGTATAATTACTTCTTCGGTATCCGCATCACGAATCTCATAAAAAGCCGAAGAACTTGGTAGATACTTAATTGTAAGTTCAGCCGGTGTCGTTGCAAAAGTAGTTGTTGGATATAATTCTCTACCAACTATTCTAAATTTTACGATTGAGTTTTCATTATATTCTTGTCTTAAATTTTGAAAATATATTTTTAATCTTTCTAAATCTGTTGTTGTTAGAGGTGATAAACTACCTGTTGAGAACGAACTATCGTCCCAAACCGCCTCTAATTTAGGTGGATAAATAGTATGAGTATCTCTTGAAAAATATTTTAGATTTCCTAATCTTGAACTATCTCCCTCTTGACCTGCGTCAAAGTCAAACATAGAAGAACTTGGGTGGTCTCCGTGAGAACCACTATCTTCTCTTTTGACTATAAAACCGTTGTTCGGGTATACTGAACTTGAATATATAAAATTATTCACTAAGTCAGTTACGTTGGCTCTTACATCTCGCCTATCAAAAGTTAAATCATATGATGTAGAAACTTCGTATTGTCCGTCAACACTTGCGGTAAACCAAGCACCTCCGTCTGTCAATACTGAACCTGTTACCCAAGGTGTTTTCGCCTCGTGGTCACGATATTGATAAGTCGCTCCGTCTGATGTTACGGGGTCGTGGTCAAGTTTTCCTGTTCCTTGTTTCCAACTACCACTAACCATATAAACGTGTAGTGGTTGTTCTGCCTCTACCTCTTCTGATGTTGCGTCGTATAGGTTTAAAAAATATTGAGCGTTAGCCGGTATCTTTCCGTCTTGTATGGATTTAGATATAAAACTTAAATCAAAGTCAATCAATATTCTTGATACGTTTCCTACTGTACCGTTATTGTTTACAACTTTATTTATTTCTAATATTTCATCAAGACCTGTATTTCTTGAAGCCGTTGTTCCACCTGAATAAAGTGTTGTATCTCTTTTTCCAAATTCAAAATAATGCATTATCTATCTCCCACTACTTTACCCTCAATATCACTATTAGGGAATTTCAATTCAAATATACTTGGGTCTACTGATGTATAAACAATTCCGTCTTTTGTTGCAGAATCTAAATCGTAAATATTACCACTATACTTTCTTTCAGATGTATTGTGGAATGTTGAGTTTTTATTCTCAATAACTATTAGTTCATTATTTGGATTATTTTCTGTTGGTGGAACTAATGATACTACACCCTCACAAATTGATATTTGGTAAGCTAAATCACTCAATACGATTGGTTGTCCGATTTGCCATTTCTCAACGCTAAAGAATTCTTTTACTTTTTGTAATGTTCTAAATAATACATCATTTTTATTGAATCCTCGTTTTACAATAATGTTATATTTAACACCAATGTTTATCACATACCCGTCTTTTAAATTAATCGCATCAGTTAACAATCTAAATTGTGATAAGTATAATTTAACATTTTCTTTGACCGCTCTATTCATTCTAACTAAATTTTTATTTGAGTCATATCCTAATAGATACATATTCAACGCTAATGGATTTTGTACGGTATTAGTTTGGTCCCTTCTTGTATCAACCGTTATTCCGTCAATAACTTGTAATTGACCTTCGGTTTCTAATTGTTCATCTTGAACGATATATGCTTTCGCTACATTACCATACTTTTGTGGTAAAGAATAAACTCTTGTTATGTAGTCTGCTTTTGTAACTGCACGATTTTGTGAGTTGAAAAACGCCGATGCATTTTGTTTTATTTCTGTATTGGTTTCTGTTGAGGCACCACCAGATGATGGGCTTTCATTAGTTACTGTTAAACTTGCGTCAGCTGTATTTTGTAAATCACCATCTAAGCCTGTTTTACTATTTGTATATAGTTTTCTACTAATAACGTTTATTGAGTTTGCACTAACGTTATGCTCTACCGCTCCACCAAAATTATAATTTACGGTAAGTGTTGTATTACTTGGCGCCAAACCAAATGTTCTTGTTTTCAAAAAATTACTTGGGTCAAATGATTCATCTAATCTTGATATACCAAAACCTAATCTTGAACCAACGTTATCAGGATTTGGAATTATTTCCTCGTCCGCATTATCACTAACACCACTACCAAATCGTAATTCCATTTTATCGTCATCACGAATCGTTGTTGTAAATCTTCTAGCAGTTTTGATAAGTTTTAATAAGTAAGGTGTATCGTTTCTAAACTCTGCTAATTGTGGGTCGTTTAGTGTAGTATTTTCTTCATCTTCAAAAACAGTATCTTGTGCTAAAAATGGAACTTCATAATATTTGTTGTTATCACTATCAACAACTGAAACGATAGAAGTTACCTTGTCTTTTGATAAAACAATCTTGTCAAATTCTTTCGCACTTCCAAAAGTAAATTCTTCTTCTTCTCTTTGACCAGATTGTGCTAAACCTCGTTTTTTTAATCTGAAGTTAGTTGGATTTGTTCCTGATGCTGGTGGTAATATTTCTATTTCCATAGTATCTAATGAACTCGATACTTTAAAATCAACATCATCTAATAATGTGAATTCAGTTCCGTTAGCTGCGGTAAAAGTAGAGTTAGCACCTAACTTACCTGCATAATCTAAATCAGCTATAAATCCACCATCTCCATCAGACTTAGCTGGAACATCTAAAGTAAATGTAAGTTCCACGGTTGAAGGTGTGGCTAATCTTGGTTTGTATCCGTATGATTGTGCAATCGCTAATACATTTTTTCTTTCTTCTGCGAATTGAATTAGTGTTTCTCTAAATTGATTATCGACGTAATAATTCAATACGTCTCCAACGTATGCAGCCATTTCAACAAACATCATACCTGGTGATGCTTCATTAAAGTCATTAAACTGATTTGGAAAATATGATTTCGCAAACTCTATTAGATTTTCTCTAATATCTGTAAAATCTCTACCGAGATAATTAACTTCTTTTTTAATCGTTTTTGTATCTGTTCCGTAATCGGGCATTACTATTCTCCAATTCTAAAGTCAAAGTTTAATATTTCAATTGTATCTGGATTTAAAGGTGTTGAAAATTCTATTTGCACGTTGACTTGATTTTTTTCTTGTATGGTAAATACGTTTATAATATTAATATAAGATAGAAAGTTGCTAACTGCTGAACGAATAGCCTCTTCAACTCTATTAGGTATGTCTTGTCCTTGTTCAAAAACAATAGACTTTAATTGACTACCAAATTCTGGCTGAAATATTCTTTCACCAGGTGTTGTTAATAACAAGTTTCTAAGATTTGCTTTTGATTGTTCTAAAACAGTTTTTGTCTTGTAGAAAAATCCCTCTGGACTATGGTCCAATGGAAATCTTATTCCGACATACTTGTCATCATTTCTATCTATTTCTCTTACACTTCTCGCCATTATGGTCTAAATCCGCCTTCGCCTTTTTTCTTTTTATCCATCGCTTTCATCAATCCAGAATAATCACGAGTTAGCGCATTTTGAACATCTTCTGGCACTTGGTCAACTGAAACACCTGCCTTTTTGATTGTATCAACCGCTCCCATTTCTCTCGCTTTTTCTTTATTCTGTCCTCTACCTAAATCGCCATATCCTAATACTTCGGCCATATTATCACTTCCTAATACACCACCGCCCAATGTAGGATAGTCATCAGACTCTTGTTGTCCTAATGGTTTGGTGTTATTCAATACTTCATTTAACGCTGTGTTTTTTGTGTATTGTTTTTTTGGTTTATTGATAACCTTTTTAGGTGTGGGTTTAGAAATCGTTTCTGCTAAATTGATTTCTTTTTCTTCATTAATAAATATCTCGCTCAGTTGTTTTTTAACTTCTTTACGAACAACTAATTCAATAATATTTCTTAATTTGTTTTTGTCCATTATTAACTCCTTGCTTTATTAAATATTCCTTGATAACTTTTTGCCTGGTCGGTCATACCTATGTTTTGACCAATGTCTGAAACTTGTGTTTCAAAACTACTTATTCCACCATTATCAATATATCTTTGTAAATCTTCACTGCTCGCACCTTCTCCAATAACAGTTTTTAAATCTTCTACACCATCAAAACTATCAAAACTTCCGTCAGATAATAAAGCTCCAACTGCCGCAGGGTCTGGTGGAACTACTGATAGTGTGTTTGTTAATTGAGAAGCTTTCTCTAATTGTTTAGTAGAAGCTTCTTCTAATTCTTTTAATTTTGCTAATTGTTCATCAGTAATGTTTGATATGTCGTCAATTATTCCTGCAAATCCAGCTGGTATCGGTAGAACTGCTTTTATCTCTTCAATGGTTTTTGTTTCCATTCTCGATATACTTAAAAACTCTAAACCAATAACTGCCTGTATAAATGCTCTTATTCCTTTAAACCCTCTTATGATTTCTCTAACACCCAATGGTATGGTAACTGGATTAATCAACTTAGGAATTCCTAATAATAAAGCTTGAAAAAAATCTTTTATTCCAAATACCATTTTTAAAAATCCCATCATATC